GATGTACGAAATTTTTGCACACTTCGCAAGGGGCGCACCCTTGTATAGAGCGTTTGACGTTCAAAAATTTTGCACATACCCTTTCTAAGGTCAAATGAGCACTCGGCAGATCATCGAACGGCTCGGGGGAACTCGAGCGCTGGCACGGCGCCTCGGCATCTCGCCGGGCACTGTCAACTATTGGAAAAAGCAGAAGCGGGTTCCCGCCAAACATCAGGCCGATCTTATCGCGGCCGGAGCCGATCTCGATCCGCCGATTTGCGCTCAGGACTTCTTCACCGAGGAGGCACCCATTGTCAGACGACCAAACGCTATCGTCGATTAAGCTCGCCCGCGACACGATGGCCGGCCAGATGCGGGACATCATGCTCGACACACTGAAGCACCGCGCCTCTACCCTTCCCTGGAATATGTGGAAAGAGGACGAGCAGCAGGACTTCATCGACCGGGTCAACGCGGTTGTCGAGGAGGCGACCAAGCAGGCGGTCGAGATCATCTGCGCCGATGGCCGCCCGACGATCGCGTGCAACGTCGAGCAGTTCACCGTCAAGGACGGCGTCAAGATCGTGGTCAAGACGACGTTGAGCCCCGAGACGCTCGCGATCATCGGCACGCTCAAGACCAAGACGGCGATCCTCACGTTCGCCGATGCTGGCGACTACATGGGCATGACCTTCCGCGGGCCCGAACCGCTGCAGCCCGAGTTGTTCGAGAACGGCGAGGACGGCGCCCCGGTGTTCGACAAGACGACGGCCGGCAAGCGGACGCGCCGCAAGAAGGGGCAGGAACCAGAGGCCCAGCCCGAGGCATGATCCGAATCGAACTATCCGGCGTTCCCCAAGGCAAAGGGCGCGGGCGGGCGGTCAACACCCCCGCCGGCGTCCGCGTCTACACGCCCAAAAAGACGGTGACCTACGAGTCGCAATTGCGATACGCGGCAACCCAGGTCATGGCCGGCCGGGCACCCCTTCAGGGGCCGGTGCGCGTCGTTATGACGATGCGCTTCCCGGTTCCGGCGTCATGGTCGAAGAAGAACCAAGCGGCGGCTCTAGCGGGCCAAATCCGCCCGACCATCAAACCCGACTGGGATAACGGCGCAAAATTGTGCGACGCGATCAACATGGTCGTGTTCCTCGACGACAAACAGGTTGTCGATGGCCGGGTGATAAAGCTCTATTCCGAGCGTCCCGGCTTGACGATCGAGGTTGAGTCGGCCTTCATCGAGATCGAGGAGAAGCCTCTCTCATCCGACCCGCGCACGCAGAGTTTCGCGCTGCCGCGGATCACCAACCCCAAGCAACTGGACATGCTATGACGAAAACCAGGGAGAAGAAGCCGCAGGTGATCGAGCACGAGCCGGCCGATCCGACTCCGCGCGGAGTCGAACCCGAGGAACCCCCGGCGCCCGAAGGCGGGTGGTGGGATTGGAAGGCTCTGGGCCTGACCATCCTGCCGCACACGCCCTACGAGGAATGGGAGAACCTGTGGAACCAGACGCGGCGGACCCACCAATCGGTCAACTGGTGGATCGGCGACGTGCTGAACTTCGCCCAGGACACCTACCCCGAAACCTGGACCCAGGTCCTGGGGGCGCACGGGATCGAGGTCTACAAGAACGCGATGTGGGTGGCGAAGGTCTATCCCCTTGTCGATCGCGTCGAGGACGTCTCCTGGTCCAACCATCGCGAAGTGGCGAAGTACGAGCCGGCGGTGCGCGCCGAGTGGCTGAAGAAGTGCGTCGAGCAGGATTGGACCCTCAAGCAGCTTACCGAAGCACTAGCGCTCGACAAGCAGCAGAAGGCCCTGGCCGAGCGGCGCAATGCGCCTCCCGAGGAGCAGATCGAGCGGCCAGGACCGCGGACGGGGGCTGGCGGTGCCCCGGAGCCCCAACCAGAACCCGCGACGACGATGCAGGCTCCGGTCGCCGAGAAACCAACGTGCCCGCAGTGCAATTCCGACGACCTGAGCGAAGAAGATAACGACGGCCAGCCGTACCTCGTCTGCGGCAACTGCGGCTGGGACAACCTGCCCGAACCCGAGCCGGCGATCGCCACCGCTCCGCCGCCGCGCGCCGGGGATCCGGAGCCGCTACCGCCGCCCCGCAGCCGCGCCGACACGATGCGCGCGGCATTGGAGATCGTCCGCAAGGTTGGGCCGACCGCAGCCATGGGGCAGGACGTGCCGGCCAACGCGCAGACCGAATGGGCTTCGTGCGCGCGGCAGCTTGCCGACCTCCCACTGATCCTCAGCCAGTTGCGCGTCGAGAAGGCGCTGTCCTGGATTCCCGGGGAGTGGCTGGTCCACCACATGGAGGCCGGCTCGGAGACGTTCGGCGGCCGGAAGTGGAAGATCGAGCTCCGCCGCGGCAAGACCAACCGCGCCTATGCCGATGGTCCCTGGCTGGCCGGCGTGATGCTCGACGCGGCGTTCTCCGCGCATCTGTCGGACGCCAACGCGCTGTCGCAAGCGGCGGAGTGATGCACGCTTTCTTCGCCCTGCAGCGGGGCGTAGAGGGGCTCGTCCCCGTCACCTTTGCCGAGCGGCCCGACCTCACCCGAGGCTGGGCTCGCTCGGTGGTCCCGGAGACGGTGGTCGAGGTTCCACCGGAGCTACATGACGCCACCTTCGGCGAGGTTCTGCGCTGGCGCCGGGCGGTTGCGCTCCTTGAACTGGCCGAGAGCGACCATGCCGGCGCCTGACGCTTACGCCAATGCGGTTGCCCATGACGAGGCGCGGGAACTCGCGGCGGCGATCATGGAAGAGATCCTCGCCAAGGCGCTGCCGGGAGCCGGAATAGGAATCGGCTTGGGCGCCCTTGCGATGGCGTTGGGACGCCTGCTCGCCGCTCTTCCAAAGCACGAGCGCCAGAGAGCGCTCGAGGCCCTGATGACTATCGCGCTCTTGGAGATGGATCGGTGAAGGATCGCATCTGATCCGCGAACTGGGTCTCTAAAAAAAGATCGGCCCCCACACGCGGCGGAGGCCAGTTTAAGGAGGAAACACGCCGACCGCAGCGGGTGCGCTATGGACAGCGGCGGCACTATGGGCGCGCTGGGCGAGGATCACAAGCGCCGCGTCGGATGCCGTACAGCACCGCACAAGCCGCGACATAGCGCGCATCGCTTTCCTCAGCCTTTGGTGGTTACCGCCGAGTCGGTCCACAACATCTTCTGTAACAGACCGTGACAGCGTGTAACCAACAAGGGCGGCGCCGATAAGCCGCTTGCCGGCCCTGACGGATCGGCGTCAGATGGCTCAATGATCAGTGGGAGGGAACGGTGGCGGCTGAGATTCTCGCATTACACCCCACCCTGCATCCCGCCGCCAGCGACCCCTACGCGGTCCTCTACAACGCCGCAGCCGAGCAACAGCTTCTCGGCATCCTCCTCACCGACAACCGCTACCACGAGCACGTCGCCGACATCATAAAGCCGGAGGATTTCGGCAACGCCCTCCACGGGCGAATCTATGCGCTGATCGGCGAACTCCTCACCAGCGGCAAGGCCGCTGACCCCCCGACCATCATGCCCTTCCTGGAGGCCGACGAGGACCTCAAGAAGGCCGGTGGCACCCAGTACATCATCAAGCTGATCCAATCGGTCGTGACGCGGCTCAACGCGCCGCACTACGCCGAGACGATCGCCGACCTGTCCCGGCGCCGGCAGGTGGTCGCCCTGGCCCAGGAAGCCATCAAGGACGCAGCCAGGCCCGATCCGAAGCGCTCGGCGGTCGACATAGCCGATTCTCTGGAGACCGGGCTTATCGAGGTCATCAACTCGACCCAGCGCAGCGCGCCTCAGCGAGTCGGCACCCTGGCGCAGCAGTCAATCATGCGGACCCAGCAGGCCTACCAGGACGGCGGGGCTCCGGTGGTCGACACTGGGCTCACGGACCTCGACACGGTGCTCAAGGGGCTCGGCGTGGGGAATCTGGTGGTCGTCGGCGGTAGGCCCGGCATGGGCAAATCGGCGTGGGGCGCGAATCTCCTGTTCAATGCCGCTCGCGCCGGTATCCCGGGGATGATGTTCAGCCTCGAGATGACCGGCGAGGAGCTTACCCAGCGCTGGATCGCCGGCATGACGGGGATCCCGACCGACAAACAGCGGCACGGAAAGATCGAGCCGGACCAGTGGCAGGACCTCGTCGACGCGCAGGCTGAACTCGAGAAGCTCCCGATCTGGGTCGATGAACAGCAGCGATTGAGCGTCGGACAATTGCGGGCGCGGACGAAGCGCCTGAAGCGCCGGCACGGTATCCGGGTCATCGTGGTCGACTACCTGCAATTGATGGCGGGCGACCGCACGGCGCGTATGGAAAAGCGCTTCGAGGAAGTCTCCCAGATCACCCGCGACCTGAAGGGCATTGCCAAGGAGCTTGGTATCGTCGTGGTGGCGCTGTCGCAGTTGTCGCGTGAGGTCGAGAAGCGAGACGACAAACGCCCCATGCTGTCGGACCTGCGCGAATCGGGGTCGATCGAGCAGGACGCCGACGTTGTGATGTTGCTCTACCGGGAGGAGTATTACCTCGTCAACCAAGCGCCGCGTAAGGGCGGCTCCGGCAGGGAAACCGACGAGCAGTTCTCCCAGCGCCTCTCCCGGTGGGAGGAACACCGCGAGGCGGTGCGCGGGATAGCCGAGATCAACGTCGCCAAGCAGCGCCACGGCAAGAGCGCCCTGGTGAAGGTGGCCTGGAGCGGTACGCGGCAGAAGTTCTCCGACCTGTACCGGGGCGACCAGTCGTAGGGGAGAAATCAATTGT